CTAGCCATCTGGCTTTCCATCTTTGCGGATAGTGTAGACGTTGTGTGGGCGCTTTATCAGCTGCTTGAAACCATTGTTCTCAACGGTATTAGGACGTGGCAAATAATTTGAATATGCTAGCCACTCATTTAGCATGTCATCGAATATATTTCTCATTTTGTTTCTTCCTTATCTGCTGGTGTTTTCACTCAGCTTTAGTTAAGATCATGGCAGCTAGCACTCGCTTAACTGCCATGATATTATTTACTCTTGTGATAATTAGTTCACTCAACTTTTGGATCAAATGTCATCAAGACCATCTACCAAATCATTGAGCTCCGCTTCACTTATCTCTTCTGTCTCAGCTTTTGGAGCTGGTTCATTGACAGCTGGAAGATCATCTGGGTCCGTAGCCAAGTCATTGTCTTCAGTCAAGTCATCAATGTCATCATCATTGATGTCATCATTCTCTGCCGGAGCAGGATTCTCAACCTTAGTCTCAACAACCTTGTTTGTCTTTGTTGGCTTTGCAGCCTTAGGAGCTTCATAGACCTCAACATCCTCTTCAGGAATGTCATCATTAGAGCTGAGCTTTATGTACTTGTCATAGAACTCCTGAAGCTCTTCTGGAGTTGAAGCCACATAGTAAGTGTCATCAAACTCGAAGTTGTCGATAGCTTCCTTGTTGATAGCTGGAATCTCATATGCCTTTTCAGGCTTCGTGAATCCAAACTTGTCAATCACCTTCTCGTTGAAGGTATATTCATTTGGCTGACCTTCATTGACAGTCTTTGGCACCACAGTCATGTGGATGTAGAAGTCAACAGCTTTTCCACCATTGAAACAGCATGATGTTCTTGAAGCCTCTTGGATCTTCTGCTTGAACTTCTTGTAGAACTCCTTGTCAGTGAAAACCAAGACCCTCAGCTGTCCATTGTTCTGTGGATACGTTGGATCCTGCTTAACATATACAGGAATTATTGCCTCAAACTTGCGGCCGAACTCTCTGTTCTTCTTAGCACTTTCGCGATCCTTCCAACCTGACTCTTTCCATGCAATGAAGTTCATGTTTGCGAACCTGCAGATTGGACATGCATCATAAGGGTTTCCTTCAACCTTCACGAACTTAGTCACTGGACATACGACCTGAGCATCAATCTTGCTCTTTCCATTCTCGTCCTTAGTCCAATGCTAGTGGATATATCGTTCGATGAATGGATAGTCTCTGTCATTCTTCTGTGGGCTCTTGAATGCAAGCAACCTGAACTTGTAGTACTCATTATCCTTAGTTGGACGGATAAACAACGCAAGATTCTTCTTGCGTGTTGACTCAGCACTTTTTGACTGAGATGGCAACGAATTTATGAACGTGCACATACTGTTATTTCCTTTATTACTTTTGTTATTGTTGTTTGTTCAGTCTTCTCCAAAGAAGATCATCTGTGAACTTGATTGGATTGACTCGACATGACTTATACTTCTTAAATGCCTCTTGAACATCTACATTGTACTTATCATATCTATTTAATATTTTACTGAATTCGTCTTGTGATATTCTGTCTAATTTAGGAATAATTTCCTTGAAATTCTGTATTGAACTTAGATAGTATATAGATATTTCACCCGCTAAATATTTAGCTACTAGTTTTCTGCTAGCTATAAGATGACGTATATATTCTTTTGTTGAAGTAAATCCAAGTCTTACACAGTCATCTACAATGTTGTTTGCAGACTTTAAGAACCACTTGTATATCTTGTAGTACTAGTTGTTGACTTTAAGATAATCTACAAACTTTGACAGATACACTTTGCTAAGCAGAACTTCTGGAATGTCCCATTCTGTCTTTCCACATTCATACACTAAGAACTTGAAGTATTTGATGATGTCTACATTGTACTTCTAATACACTTCAACAAATCTGTCAAACACATCTTTATTCTTAATATACAAGCCTTTAGCTGCTACTCTCTCAAGTGGCATTTTCCTAATTATGTTAGGATTGTTGTCTTGAGCAAAGTACTTGTAGTAAGTAGCAGCAGCTAAACCATCAAGCTTTATGTAGTTAGACTCTTGCATATTTCTTGTTCTTTATCTTATCTTTTACTTTCTTTATGAAGAGTGTATTGAACAATGATGAATAATTCTTATATATTATTCTAAAAAATTCAAATATAGTCAAACTAAAATATTCAAGAATGTCAGATACAAACAAATCATCATCAAGAACTTGCAATAGTATTTTCTTAAGCTATGTGTCTTTGTTCTTCTAGTTGAAGTCAGGATATCTTGACATTATTCTATTTATTACTTCTACATCATCAATTGCATTCAAATGCTTATCATTTGTATAGAAGAATGATGTATCAACTGTACTATTGAAATCTTCAATTGATGCTGTTGGATTGTCATCATCTTGCACTTCTTCAACTATCTGAACTTTTTTAGCAGCAGATTTTCTTCCTGGCTTTTTAGTAATCTTTTCAATCTTCTTAGTTTCTTTTTTAGAGCGCATCTATATCTTCTCCATTAAGTGATGCATTTATATTTGGCAAATTCCTAACTATGTTTCCAAGCTCCACATCATCATTTGCTGCCTAGCTGAAATCACTGTCGAAAGTTATGTCAGCTAATGTCAATGTCTCTGCATCAAGCTTCATTGACATAAGTTTTCCAACTTGTCCACCAAGTCGGTTCTTCAAAATTCTTCCATTTATTATGCCATTCTCTCTATCTTCTGGCATCTAATACAAAGCTAAAATGAAGTCTGCAGTATGTGCTATTCCTCTTGACTCTGAAATATGTTCCATTCCGATGTTCTCATTGTTCATGCCTTCTGAATTAGCTTGGACAGCTGAAACAACTGGAACATTGAACTTGTATGAAAGTGCTCTAAGCTTTTCAGAAACTTCCAATGCACCTTGATACATGTTGTCAGAACTATGTTGTGGAAGAACAAGATTCAAATAGTCAACTACAACTACGTCAAAATGCTTTCCATTGTTCTTCAAATTCTCAAGATACATTTCAATATCTGATGTCTTTATAGATCTTGGTGGATATTCTTTTATGTACAAGTTGGAATTTGAATGCTCTGCATAGAAGTCTTTTATCCTCTGCAAAGCTTCATCTGCACATTCACTTAGCTTATTTATGTTCTTCTTTGAGATATGAGCGTCAAATCTTGTTGCATATACGTCTTGACTCATTTCAAGTGAAATAACTACAACTGAAAGATTCTGCTTCAAGAAGTTCACTGCAATGTTTGACAAAAACACTGACTTTCCTAATCCAGCTTGACCCATAAATATTGCTAGCATCTTTCCATCTTTGAGAAATCCACCATTAGTATATTGGTCAAGTGTAGGCCAACCAGTTGGAATTTTCGCTTTAGGATTCATGATATAATCCCAGTGGTCAGCCTACATTTGTGGATCAAAATAATCAAGACCTAAGTCAGTGTCATTAAATGTTATTCTTTGGACTTTGTCAAATCTTGCTAAACAATCATCAATTACTTGGTCTGAATTTGACTCAATCTTCTCAATGTTGTCTGCAATTGCCCAACGAAGTGCTCTCTTTCTTATAAACTCTTTCAAATTAGAAGATATTACATCATCAGGCATTGACTACAAATCAATGTTCTAGACTTCATTGACTAATGCCGAAACATTCTAAAAGTCAATGTCTTCTGTTGGGTGTTTCTCTATATAACGCTTTACCATTGCCAACAGAAGTTTTATGTTAGGTGTCGCATTGTACTTGTCATAATAGTTAAGCACAAGCTTGTAAAGTACACTTAGATTTTCTGTCTAAAACCATCTTTTGTCAAAGACGTTAGACATTATGCTTAAGTACTTTTTATCAGTCAGAGTCTTCTTGAAGAGAAGTTTCTCGACTACATCATTAGAGAAATCTAGTTCCATTAGTGCCAAGTTCCATATCCATTGTTGCTATAATCAGTATGGATATAGTTTACCCGTTTAGAAACAACATTGTTAGTTGACTTTCCCATTACAGTTGCTGCTTTGCCAGAAGGAAGCTACACTTGTAATGGAATTTCTATAAGTTCAGCATTCTTAGCTGAAGCTTCAGCAAGTTTCATGACAAGCTAATCATTGTCTGTTTGAAGCTTTTCAATCTTAGATTCAAGCTCTGCAATCTTTTGTCTAGCGACATTTAGTTCAACATTAAGCTATGATATCTAGCTAAGCTTGTCATTCAACATGTCCATTTGAGTTGGATCATCTGGAACATTCTCTACCATGCTTTCATTTGAAACATCCGGAACTAAATCTGTCTTAACTTCTTCAGATGCTGCAACAGTTGTTTCTGTTGCAGCGTTATTCTACTCTTCAAATATTCTATTCTTATTCTTCTTAGACATTAGTCATTATCCTCTTCATTCATTTCATCTTCGATCTTGTCAAGTTCACGAGATGTTGAGTTAGAATACTCCATTATCTCTTTGCTCTTGTCATTGAAGTTCTCAAGGAATGTCTCCCAAATCTTATCATTTTTGACAAGCTCCTTATATGTGATACGAGTCTGCTGCTTGTAAGAGTCGCAAATATATCCACCACGAACTTCTTGCAAGAATCCAAGCTTTACTGCATCTTCAATAAGACCATCATACTTTGAAATGCCAGAAGTGAAGTCAAGATAGACTTGTGCAGTAAACATTGGCTTACAGATTCTATTCTTCACAGTGAAGAACTTCAACTTGTTTCCTTTGTAGAATCCAACATTGTCATTTGAAGACTCAAGACCAGTCAAGAACTCAGTGTCTGTTGACTTGACAAAGACTTTTTCGCATTGAAGAATCACATGTGATGCGAACTCAATTCCTTTGCCGCCAGCCATGTTCTGAATCTTTGATGCAAACATTGCACCTGGATCCTGATATGCATGGTTGATTACAAGCAATGTTGCATTTGACATAACAACACGCATCATAAGTCCACGCATCATGTTGTTCTTAAGCTTAGCACCAAGACCCATATCCATAGCAGTCTTGTCTTTGTTGACTGCGTCATTTACAAGCTTATCAGCTGCAAGTGCGCCATAAGAGTCAAGAACACACAATGCTCTGATGTTGTCATTGTTGTCAGGATCTTCAAGATATTCCTGACGAGCTTTTACAAGTTCATCATAAACCTGAAGCATCTTAACTGAACACTACTCAATTGATGCAACTGGAATATGGTTGATTTTCTTAAGGTCAACACCTTCCTTCTTAAAGAAGTCAACTAGCGTTCCACCTTCAGAGTCAAATATGTAGACAACATCAACTTGGTTGTTCTTTAGAGCATTCATAACTGCATGTGCTGCAATCAATGACTTGCCAGATTGTGACAGACCGAACAATGTTGAAATTCGTCCAACTGGAAATCCCTTATGTATGTCTCCAGTCAAGACTCTGTTTATTGCGAATGATCCTGAGTCAATGAACTCTGTGACCTTTGCATAAGATGACTCATCAATAGTCTCAGATCCAGTTGACTTCCTTATAGTCTTTAGAACATCATTTAGCTTCATACTATTTTATCCTTTATAGATATTGTACTTGCTTAGAATACTGTTGGAACTTAATGTCTTCTAGAAAGGTAGTACTGCTTTATACACATATAATACATGCATGTGCGTAGGATTTTCTATATTCTATATACAGCTTTAGATGTGTTTCTAAGAAGCATGTCTTCTTCTTTAGATATCCATTCACAATCTTCATTCTACAACAATTTCTTGTAAAGCTTGTTGTAGTCTTGAATAGTGAACTCTCTGCCAAGCTAATATGAAATATGGTAAGCAGTTATTCGCTTAAATGCTTTTTCAATTGCAACAGTATTGAACTTGAAAGGAATAAACTTTCGTGCTAAAGACAGAACTAAGAAAATTGGATGGCTTTCATCTATTGTATTTGAAAGAACTACATTTGTCTTAGCAGTAATGTTGAGACTTAATAGCTTCTTTTTCAATGTCTTCATCACAGCTGGAGTTATGACTTTTGACTTAAGAAACAAATTAAATGAATGATACTTGTACTTGTTGTCAAGTATTCCAACATAGTTCTTAGTCTTGTCTTCAGGAAGCTGAAGAATGAACAAATGCTTTATGTCATCTGAATCCATTGGCAGAAATTTCTGAACAAAGCTAGTCAAGACGCCACCAGCCAACATTGTATGGGAAGTCAGCATCTGATGCTTGATCTATCTTCCATACTATACGATCTACGTATGGATCATAGTCACTAAGCTAATCAATTCTGTTCATTTCTGGTATGAACTCTTTCTGCTGAGCAATAGCATAGAAACCAATATTTATTCCATTTATCTTAGGAACAAAGCCATCATATATTACGTCTATTACATTTGAAAGCTCTACTGAAATCCAAAGTGAAACTTCATGTGACAAATCAGGATTGTCTGGATATTCAACATAAGTTGAAAGCTAGTTAGATATGTATGTGCTGATTTTTGGTATGACGTAGCTTGTAAGCTTTGCTTTGTCTGGACCACCAAAGATATAAGTCTTGTACACAAACTGGAATGTAGCTGTTATTATGTCTTCAGCAGATCCATCCATTTCATCTTGATGCTCTATAGTTATTGCATCTTGCAAAGTGACTTGATTGTTGAAAACACAGTCAGTATATTTAGGATGAATGCATGTCACAAACAAATCAGGATTAAAGAACTACAAGAAGTTTGACATTATCTTGTCAATGTCTTGCGGATTTTTTGAAAGTACAGTTACGTCATAGTTAATGTCAATAGGAACAGGAGTATACAAGTTGTAGTTTCGTCTTGAAGATGTCTCTTGATACTTTACTTCATTGTGTAAATTGTTAAGACGTTCTGGATTTCTTGTTATGCCAGTTCTGTTTATTGCTATCATTGGAAGCTTCATCTCACCCATCTTGTCTGGATTCTGAAGATTCTTCAAGACACGTGAACGCTGGCCAAATACACATTTGACTGGAATAATTTTATTCTCTTTTTGCTTTGTCTCAGGATTTGTCATCTGACGTTCTATCTAGATGTTGTTGAACAATCTAGCAAACATCATGTTGGCATAAGCAAGTTCTGCGTTATAACTACGTATTTCCATTGTACTTCTTTCTAGATTCGCTTTTATTATTTACAATTCAAAAATTAGCTTGTGATACTAGACTTGTATAATACAATATATGTCAAAAGATAACATACAGATTGGTGACTTCAACTTGTTTATAGAAGTTGTAAAGTCTTTAGCTAAGTTCGCGGAGTCTGCAAAATTCTCAATTGATGGGAATGGTTTGACAATCTATGGCAAGAATAATTGTGCTAGATGTGAAATGCAGACAAACGCGGTTACATCTGACAATTTAGTTGAGATAAACGTCGCTGATGTCTAGATGTTGCTTAAGATACTTATGACAGTGAAAGAAGTCCATGAAAATGATTATTCAGGCTTCAAGTTTCTGTTTGATGGTTCTGCAATGAAGTTTGAGTCTAAGAAGATGAAGACTAAACTTACGACTTGTAGAGACAGCGCATTGATAGAAAAGTGGATTTCAAAGAAGCTTGTTACGCCTTTACAGCCTGTATTTGAGTTCTCAACTACAAGTGACATGATAAAGAGACTTAACAACCATTCATTCATAATGACAGATGCTTCAGCATTGAGAATTTATCTTTCAATGGACAAGCAACTTGAGAAAAATGTTCTGTATGCTACTCTTGGAAATGAGACAAACAATTTGAACAACTCATTGACGTTGAAGTTTGGACTTGTGACTTTTGGTTCTCTTGAAGACAGAAAGCTTGTTCTTGACTTTGAACGTCTTAACATTTTCAATATGGTTCCATCTAATGATATGAAGATACAGCTTATGGACAAGAATGTTCTTGTAAGTAAAGTAACGATGAATGGAAAGAATGGAACTGTGTTCAATCTTACGATTTACAATTCTCTTAGGAAGAGCTAATGTCTGACATAATTGAAAAGCTTCGTGAGTCAAAGAACAAACTTCTTGAAGGTGAAGCAGAAAATCTGATGTATTGGAAGAAGCTTCGCCATAACAAAGAAGACTTTGAGCTTTTCTTGAACAATAACATTGCTGAAGTTTGGTTTAAGACTAAAAGTGGCAATGATGATTAGCTTATATGCACTTCAAACACTACTTTAATAAAGCTTTTCTCTACTAAGAAAAAAGAGGACAAGAAGAAAGTTGCTAAGCTAGCTTCTAAAGGAATTCATACTAATGAAATGGATTCTGTTCTTACATGGGACTTAAGAGCAAATAAGTTCAAGACCATTTATCTTAAGACATGGGCTATTTTGAATTTTGTTACAATAACGCCATAGAACATTGAAGTTCTTGACCAAGTAGTTGAAGATCTTCTTAAGATATGATTTCATACGAGTTCAAGCAATACATAAATGAAAAGGCATTGGAGTATCTTCCAATGCAAAAACTTAAAGTTG